TTGTTCATGGCCTGGCCCTGTCCAGCCGCACCCTTCTGGCTCGGCGCGCCCTGCGGTGGACCAGCCTGCATCGCCATCTGTTGAGCCATGATTTGCTGCAACGCGGCCTCGTGTTCCATCAGGTGCATGACGAAGAACGTTTCGAGCTCAGGCCGCTGCTTGAACAGCCGACGCGCGCCTTCAGAATTGCCCCACTTCCGATGCTCCGCCATGTGAACGTTGTCGTCCTGCCAGATTTTCCGCACCAACGGGCAGGGGATGAGGGTCTGGGGCAGCATCATGCCAGTGCCCATCGCCATCGGGTCCTGCGCGCCCGGCTCCTGCGGCATTTCACCTGGCTGGCCGGGTTGGGCCTGTGGTGGCGGAGCTGCGGGCGGTTGCTCTTCGTCGAAGTAGGCGCGCGACGGTGGAACCTGCTGAGCGGACGGCGCCGGCTGAATGCCCGGCATGACCGCCATGCCCTGTCCGATGACCATGGACCCCTTCGAACTCGCCCATTCCTCGAATTCCGCCTGTTCGGCCAGCGCATTCTGGACGTTGGCGTTGAGCATCGGCAGTAGGTCCGTCGTGCCGAACGCGCGGTAGATGCCGTAACGCTGGTCGGGGTCGTTCGGGTCGAGAAGCTGTAGTTGATTAAGCTGCGTAATTGCAGCGCGTTTGCCGAGGTTGGTCTTCGGCGCCTGCGAGCCATCTTCCATGAGAATCTTGACGGTCCCCTGAAGATTTGCATTTTGGAACGTCTCGAAAATCCAGCGTCGATTCGGCCCCATGACGCTCCACACCCGTTCGGCAGGACCATACTGCCGCTCGAGCTCGAGCGCGAGCTGATACCATTGGCGATACGCCTCGCCGCGCTCCGCGAGCACGGGCGCGAAGCGCGATTGTGACCGCTCGACGAGTAGCTGCAGCGCCGAGAAGGCTTCGATACCGGCTGGCTTGGCACCCTTCAACACGTCCTGCGTGCCGGCCAGGCTCTCGAAATCCGACATATAGATTTCACGCAACTTCAAGACCGAGCTTGGGATATTGGTTCCCTCGATACGCTCGGGCTTCGCATTGCCACCGCCAACAAGCGCGTTGTATCTGATAACCAGGCCCGGCTCACCTGTGAATTTCTTCACTTCTGAGCCCTTCGGTTCAATCCAGACCGGGTTACTCATGCGCTGGACGCCCATCAGCGTCAGGGAGTCGAGCTGATTGATTTGGTCTTGTTTCTGCACGAGCACGTCGAGTGGCGAACGTCCCCAGAGTCGGCCGCCGAAACGGTTGTAGGCCATATGAATCCAGGGGAACAGCGGTTGCCCCTGCAACGTGCGTGTGGGCAGGGGCCCGGGAAGTTGCTGGCCCTCCATGCGAATCACCCGCTCCCGCCCTTGCTCGCCAGCCACCCGCAGCAGAAGACCGTTCGGCCAGACTGGCGTAGGTTTCATCCAGAGCTCGTATTCTGTCAGGCCGTCGCCGCCGGTCGGCTCGGAACTTTGCGCCCCAAGCGTGGTGCCCTGCACGTCAGACTGCGAGGCGAGCGACCGAATCATCTGCAGCGACCGTTCGTTTGTGTTCTTCGACCAGTTCAGGGTTTTGGCCAGCTCTGGGGCGTTTGTCTCATACCACTCTTTCGTCCGCCACCGCTGCCGAATGACCAGCGGCACCGACCCGAACGACGTATAGCCTGGCGGAACGCCCAGCTCGAAGGGCGACACAATATCCGTCGCACCGCGGCCGACCGGATATTCCTTGCCAATTTGCTTGCCGTTTTCGTCAAACGCCAATTTGAACGCCGACTGCCCGCACGCGGGGCACATCTGGCCGGCTTTCACGATGAGGTCTGGTGGACTGACCTGCCCGCAGCTCTCACACACTTCGAAGGGGACAAGCAACGTGCCATGCTCCGAACGCGCATCCCACCAGGGATGAATGAACACGTTACCCGTCGCGATATTCCAGAAGTCGGCCTCGAACATCTTGAGGCTCATGCCGTGTTCGTATTTCACAGCAGGGTGAATGCGGTCCGCGGCCTCAGCCGTCAAGATAGAAACCGAGTCATCGCTCGAGGGCTGGCAGGAGACTTCCAGGTCGACCGACTGGAAGACCGAGCGCATCGCGTCGACGGTTTCTGACATCTTGTTCGTGACCGGGCGCGGAATCCACTTCTGCATCCGCTTGTCCTGCCAGGCGCCGCGCTGCACGTTGTAGAAAATCCACTGGCGCCCGAGAACGTAGAGCAGGTTCCGCCACCAATTCCGCTCGTAGACCCATCGATTTTCGAAGCAGAGTTTGTGGGCGTCTTTGAAGACCTTCAGGAGCGCCTGGTCATCGTCGAACGGTTCCACAACCGGTCGCTCGACGAGGGTTTGGCCAGCGAAGGCGGCCGCCATCCGGGGCTGAAAATTCTTCGGGTCCGCGCCCACGTTTGGCGGGAACGCCTGTGGAGCCATACTGACCGGGCTATCGAAGGCTGCCATTCGTTGCTACTCCCTGAGCAGGGCCGATGGGTCGTCGTAGGTGTCGGATTTGATACCCTCCGCCGCCGCGGCCCGTTCACCCATGTCCTCAAAAAAATCCTGGCGCGATGCGAGCTCGGCCACGTTCGATGGCAAGTCCTCGAGTGGCACCCCGATACCCGCCGGCGCGTTCTCTTGGTCCCGACGCACCTGGACCGTGGGTGCAGGAACGGTCAGACCGCGGCGCTCGAACATGAGCTGCGCACGTTCGGCTGACGCCTGGTTGTGCATCGCGCTCAACCATTCGAAATTCGCCTGGGCGATGGCCAGCCGGCTTTTCAAGTCGGCCAGCGTCGTCGCCTGCTCCGTCTTCAGCTCCGCCATGCGCGTTTGGGCGAAATACCGGCCGGTTCGCTCGCGCGCAAGCTCTTCCCGAAGGCTGACGTTTTCTTGCTGCACGTTGGTTACGAGCTGTGACATATCACGCACCGCGCGCAGATACCCGAACATTCCGAACATTGCTACGCTCCTTTCGCGCGCTTGTCGAGGGCGGCTCGGCCGGCGCGTTCTGCCTTCGTGAGAATCTTGTCGGTTCGTCGCAACTTCTTGAGCCAGCGAACCTTACTGGCTTTGGTTTCCATGACCGGAACGAGAATCACTGCCGGAATAGGCCGCTCCCGCACATCCGCGATACGCCACAGCGTTCCCTTCCAGGGCAGCACCTCGCCCTTCACGATGGCGATGAGCGCCGGATGGCGGTCCGGTTCGTTCTCATAGAGGTCGTTCCGCACCCGCCACGCGCGCCACTGAGCCAATAGCCAGCGCATCTAAATACCGCCGCCGCCGTTGAAAAATGGCACCCCGTCTTCGTCGGCAAAGTTCGCGGATGAGAGCGCCGGCGTAATCGATGGCGGCTCGGCCGGCGGCCGCATCTTCAACCAGAGGCGCCGCCACAGTGGGACGGCAAACCGCCACGCGCGTTTGGCCTGGCGGTCTTGCGCGAGCTCGAACGCCGCCCGACTGTCTGGCGGAATGTATTTCGCACGTAGCGCCGGACTCGGCCGCGGAAGGTCACGAACGCTGTAACTCCTTGCCAACGTTGGATTTACTCCGCCGATAATGGGGATAAATTGCCTACGTGCCATCGCCTACTCCTTGTGCCCTTCAGCTCCACAAGTCGCCAGACCCCAGCGGGGCGTCATCGCGCTCTTCGTCTGGCTCCGTGGCCTCGAGCTCCCGCTCGTCCGTCTCGTCATCGAAGTAGCCGCGCTCGCGCCGTTCGATACGCTGCATTCGTTCGACGGCCCATCGCTGCTCGTCCGTGAACGTCTCCAACCCTCTGCGCTGTTCGACGCGCTCGGCCGCCTCCGGCTCTTCTGGATGAATCATCAGCAGATAGCGCAGCGCGTCCGGCAGGTCGTCGTTCTCCTTGAACGGCTGCTCGCGCTTGACGGTGCCATCCGGGTTGTAGTTGTTGTCGTAGCGGTAGCCGCGCATCTGTTCCACTAGGTTGCGACACCGCGGCTCGACAAACCAGAGGCGCTTGGTCTGCAGCCACGCTTGCACACGGTTGACGCCTGCTCGGAAATCATTCTCAGCCGCCGTCGCGTAGATGGGATACGGCGCCTGGGCGAGCTCGATGGCCATCTGCTTTTGCGACCGGTCAATCGCCCAGCGTTCCGGCTCGAAGGGTCGATTCGGGTTGTAACCAGAGAGTAGCTGCACGAGCCCGCGCTTATGGTCCATCGCAGACCGGTTCCGCTCGAGATATTCGCCGACCACCACCAGGCCGGCCTCAGTCGACACCAGCATCACGCCAGCGAACGGATGGTCCGCGCCAGGGTCGATGCCCATGTAGCAGGGTCGCGTTGGCGCGATGGCCGGCCATTCCGGGATGACGGCGCGAATTTCCGCCGTTTCTTTCAGGATTTGGCTCTCGAGCATCGGCCCGTAGATGGCGCCCGTAAACGTGACGAAATCGGCTTCGAATTCCTGCCGGAAGAACAAGGGGTCCATCTGTCGACGCGCGGCTTCAATTTCCGCCGGGTCGATGGACGGGTTGGCCGACGTGTAGTAGCGTGTTGCCCAATAGCCGGGCGTGAATTTCTCGCTCTTCGGATTCGCCGGCAGCCACAGCCGCTTGTAGCACCAGTCGAACCCGTTCGGAGTCGTGGTAAACCAGGCGATGCCCGGCTTGTCGGTGAGCGCCGGTAGGATGGTGTTGTAAGCGAGCTCCTGGACCTTCCGCGCTTCGTCAATCCACAACCAATGCAGACCAGGCCCGCGGCCGCGGTTGGGGTCATCGAGCGACCGGAAGGCCGCTTTGGCGCCGTTTTTCAGGGTGAGCTCGAGTCTGGAAATGCTCCAATCGGCCACCCAATCACGGGGGATGAGCGACAACACAGCCGGAATGACGTAATCCTGCAGCTCGGGATAGGATGGCGCACACGCCCAGCCGAGCGTGTTTGGCAGCATTTCGGTGACGGCCCCGACCGCCCCGATTTTTGTTTTGCCGCCACGCCGGCCGGCAAAGAGGGCAAAGCGGTTGAACGCACGCTTCCCACTGGCCGTTCGCATCGCCTTGGCCTGCAAAAACGCCGCTTGGTAGCGGTTCCAGAGCAGCTCCGTTTCGGCCGCATCGGCGCCAATGGCGACCTTCGAGCCCATTACCCCTCGCGCGGCTTGCCGATAACTTCGCCGCTATCCGAGTTGACGATGATGGTCGGCAACTCGCCACCGCCCGGGCTGATGAAGTTGATTTGCAGGGGTGGGAGCTGATTGCCGCCACCCCCGCCTGGATTCTGATTCTTGTTGAAATTCTGGAAGACGCCGCGGCCTTTCAAGATTTGGAGTTCCGCCTCACCAAATTCGTCTGTGAGCGCATTCTTGCGCAGCTTTTTCAACAGGTTTTCCACGGCCTGTGGAACGGCCTCGTTATCCACCAGGTCGATGACATCGCGCAAGCGGCCGGCCTGTCGCGCTTTCCGCATTGCGTAACGCACCTGGTCGACGCCGAGGCCAGTCTTCTCGCAGATTTCGTCGGTTGTGTAACCATCAAGGCGGAGCGCAAGGATGATGGTCGCCCGGTCATCGTAGAGCGCCTGTGGGAGTCCTGGCCTTCCGCCAGTGAGGATGTTTGGCTCGGGCTGGGCGCCCGTCTTGGTGACGAGCGGGCCGAGCGCCTTCATGGGCGCCGGCGCGGTTTCACTCTCGAAGTAGGCGCGGGGCGGGCAGGAGTCTTCTTGGCTCATGGCGGGAAATCATCGCCGCCATGAGCCTATAAAATCAATGCTGAGGGAGACTTACGGTTATTTTTTCTTCTTCGGTTCCTCGTCGCGCGCCGGCCAATGCCAGCACCCGGCATCGGCGCCCTCTGGCACGCCACGCCTGAGCTGATACCCCAATTCTGGATGGAACAGGCCGAGGTCTACGGTGTCATTCGGCTGGCCGTTCCTGGCCGGGTTGACCTGCGTGACGATGCCCGCATAGGGCTGCGCATTCTCCTTGTTCGCGACCACCTGCTCACGGTCCAGATAATGCACGATGCGTCCGACAGTTGGCTTCATAAAGCGTCTCACTCCTCGAAATAACCCCGTGGAACACCCACGGGGATGTTGCGCTCAGTGGTCGCGGCCGCCCGACTCGCCCGGTCTTGCGCGAGTTGGTCCGCACCCCATTTGACGAACGCGGCTTCGCTCACCTTCGCTTCTGGCGGGGCGAACACGAACAAGTCCTTCAGTCGACGATATTCGTCGGCCGTGATGTCCGCCATCGGTGACGAGGCCGGAGCCTTCGTTTGCGGTAGCACGACACGTCCCACACCACCCATGCCAGGAAATTTGGAGTCTTCCCCGATGAACCGGACTTCGTTTCGACCGGACCGGAACTGTGGTTCACTCGACCGCTCGATGCCGGCGTAACCCTGGGCTTGCTGGGCTGGATTGCCAGCATCCTGGTATTTCCGCTCGGCCGCCAACGCCTGAATATCCCGGCGCCGTTGCTCGATAAATTCCTCCGGGAGCGCCACCCCAGCGCCTTGCGTCTGGATACGAGCACCCATCTCGCGTGTCGGAATCGTGAGCTCTCTCGTGGGCGTGAGGTCCTTGATGAGCCCTTGTATTTCCTCATCAACGGCAGCGGAAAAGAGCCCGCGGCCGGGCGGTGTCTCCTGCTGTGGGCTGCGGTAATCAGACAGGTTAGGGATGAGGCTTTGCTCGTTGATGACGAGTAGCTCGCGGCCGGCGTAACTGAACCCCGGCAAGAACCCACTCCCGTTATTTTTGGTGAGCTCGACCTGGATGTCACGATAGGCACGAGCTTCTGCCGGGGTGATGAGTAGCGGTTCGTCGAGGGGCGTCTTGGCGGCGAGCTCTTGGAGAATCTAGAGAAC